TAGATGGTGCTTGAAGCACTTCATATGTTTTCTGTGTCAATTCTCTAGAACTTCGTAATAAACTGGTAATGCTACTCAAATCAGCACCATCAGCTCCAATATCAGTTAATTCACCAACAGCTTGAAATATTGCTCTTTGCAATTCAGCATAAGCTTGTGCCAAACATTCCCTAAACAATCTCAGTAATTCTGCTGGCAATGAAATGATATATTCTATAAGAGCTCGAATTTGAGCAACAACTTTTACCACATTTTCAACAAAATCATTTATTAGATTTAAATAATATGTTATGTTATCAATAAATTCTTGTATTGCTTTAATTACGGCAGAAAGTCCACCCAAGGCAGGATTAAATCCTAAAGCTTTTAATGCAGCTGTTACAGCTTTTCGTACCGCTAATATAATTCCTCTGGCTAAACCTGATGCAAATTCCACTGCTCTTCTAACATATAAACCTTGGGCACACTCATGGACTAAATTACTATTAATATTATCTATTATACTACCATTTGTTGAAGATGCTGAACCAGGAATACCGGATTTTTTAGGATCGACAGGTCCTTGTGATGAATTGTATTGTTGAGAAGCAGCATTTGTGTAAGCTGGATCGTAAGGATCAATAGGTGCTGGAGGTGTATTACTTAGATTTATTTGTGAAAGAAGTTGTGCACCAGCAAGATTACTAGCAGCTGCAGCTGCATTTTGTGCTTCTTCTTCTGTTGCGCCTCTAGATATAGCTAACTCATATTGAGCTGCTCTTACAGCTTGTTGTTCTTTTCGTATGTCTATTACAGTAAGTGCCATTTTGTAATCTTTTTATGGTGCATCTATGGAAGTTACATTTCCACTAGAGTCGGTTAATATAATTGATCCATCATCCAATGTTTGAATGCTAGAACCATCATCAAATACTTGTAATCCTGGTGTGCCATTAGTTGTTGGTGATAATGTTGCCACTGGTTTAACATATCCAGGTAAAACACCAAGAACTAAAATTTCTTGTGCATTTTGACCATCTAATGTTGTTATATAGACCCAATCTCCAATAGCTATTGTTTCAAAATAACTTTTGTGATTTCCAGCATGAAGAACATAAGCCCACGGTAATTTTTCTGTAGGAATTTTTACTTTGTCATTTCCGTGAATATCATATATACGAACACGAACTCTACCCAATTCCATCGGATCATTATTGGATTCAACAATTCCAATTCCAAAGTAAGATTGAGATAATAACATATTAAATTGTGGAGTCTGTTACCAGATCCATCGTAGTTGTGTGTTCCCTAGATTCAGCTCTTAGTGTATGCTTAGTTGCTATAATTAAATATTTACCACTTAAAAATTTATCTAGCCTAGAATCACCATCATTTGAGGTAGAAACAGAAAATTTAGGAACCAAAACATTCATTAATTTTCCGGAAGTATACAAAAAATTACCAGACGTAACAACTCGAACTTGTTTATTAAACAAATTTTGCATAATAGCTTCTCTTTGAAGCAACCATTTGTCTGGCGTTTCTTCTTTTCCTGTTAATTTAGAGTTGTAAAAATACGATTCTATTTTACTGTTATACGCTTGTTCCGGACTAAGATTGAATCTATTGTTTTTTGGAGGTGGAGTATTTTTATTCGCATTAGCCGAACCTACGCCTGATTGGTCTTGAGTAAAATTACTTTTTATTTCTTTAAAAGTTCTATTGTTAATATCATAGAAACGGCCAGTTTTTGCGTATACACCAGACTTTGTATTTTCAATAAAGTCATATTGATTTAACACTTCATATCCTCTAACACCAAAAAACTCAATGTTTAAATTGTTTGTTAAATTTTTTGGTGTAAAATTAATATTTGCCAAGGGCACTTGTTTGAAAATATTTGTGATGCTTGCGAAATTAAATCCATCAAAATTTTCATAAAACAAAAAAGTTGGTTTACCATTAATATCTAATGCTCTTTTTGAACACCATGTAATAGCATCCAAAGGCTTCATTGTTGGGATGATAACACTTCTTATACCTTGTGATGGGTCAATTTGTCCTTTTGATTTAGAAGGAGTAATTTTCAGATAATCTTTTAAAATCAAACTGGCAATATTAGAATATGTGTTTTCATAATGTTGTGCAACTCTTGTTTGTTCGGAAACAGTATACTCATCGGATATAAAATCCAATTGATAAGACATACTTCCTTGTGTTAAAACATCTTTCCTACTTTGTTTGTAAATGTGAAATGCCTTTTTAAAAGAAAACAAATCACCATTTTTGGACATTTCCATAACCAAATATTGTGAACCATCAAATTCAAATCCTTTCAAAATTCCAATAGAATCAACAATAATAATATTACCAGATATTGAATTTAAAAGAACGCTATCATAGATATTGATTTCTTCAAAAATTGCACGAATATCCACCTCCGCATTTGTGTTAGGTGATACAACCACTAACGATTTTATCTCAAATTCGCTTGATTGGACAATAGAAGCTGCCATCTGTTATATACTCATATTAAATACAGTTTTCAATTCTCTGAGAGCAAGAGGAACAAATTCTTCTCTCAATAAGATAACATTTCTTTTGGACTCATTCAAATCAATTTCATAATCATAATAGTTTTTGGTTTCTTTGGTTGTAGAAATATTTAACTGTTTTCCTTCTTCTAATGTATAAGTAATATCTGAAACGGAAATGTTTGCGTATGTGTTAGCATCAACTCGTACTTTATCTACAGAGTATTGGCCAGTCGAAACAACAGTTTTAGTCTCAACTTTATAATACGCTTGAATATTGTTTTTAGCCCAATCTAATCCAGTTTGGCCCGGTGAAGCATTTGCCGAATATTTACTTTCTATCAATTTTATAACATTACTTTCTTTCATAGGCCAATCATATTGTGTATCTACAATATCATTCATCATTAGTACAATCCAATGCTTCTCAGCATCACCGTAATACTTATAAGCTACAATTTCAGGTGTATCTCCATCATCAACAAAGTACTTTATGTAGGCAGCAGAATTCTTTTTAAATTCTTGTTCAAAAGCAATACGCTTTGTTACATCAGTAACAACATCCAAATCTGAATTGGTATCACTAAGGGTATAGTAGGTTGTTGGAAAATTATTGAAATAGTTTGCCATATTCTTTATTCATGTTGTTAAGGAAGAGGTTTGGCAGAAGGATTGGACATATTAACAGGATAAGCTGGTGCAAAACCACCATCTTCCTGAAATTCACCAACATTGCTTGTATCAAAATATGATCCTCTATAATATTCTTTTGTAATAATTTGTGTTTCTAAGAATGAAAGAGTAACGCCTATTCCAACAGGCATACCTGTTCTACCAATACTAGGATTATTTTCTCCACTAACCTCATAAGCATGAAAACCTTTTGGTGCATAATCAACAGATATATCAGTTAAAACACAAGTTGAAATTTTATCGATGTTTGGATTAGGAGCACCATTATACATGAAAGAAATATCAAATTCAGATGGAGGAATTAAAAAGAATCCTCCGGTATTATTTTTAATTTCTGGAGCTTGATGAAATCTCAATCTGTCTATTATTGTTTGAACCTGTATTGCTTCTTTTTCCGACCTTGGATAAAACATGAATGAAAAAGAAAATTGTCTCAATTTTGGTTGTGAATAAATTACTTCCAACATAGGATTTTTAACAACACCTGTAGCTGCTGTTCCTAAAGCCCTAAACAAAGGAGAATCACCCAATTCAGCCAATCCTTTTATTCCAAAAGTGGCCATATTATTGGTATCTCCACCTTTAACAGTATTATATGTTGATGCAGCAAAAGCACCAGGACCAGCAAGTTTACTATTTCCTAAATCTAAATTTTTATAAGTTTGGCCATAACTAAATTTCAATGTGTCTGGCATATACAAAGCAATGGTGTCGGTGGTTCTTCTAATTGTTCTGAGAAACTCGTTACCCCTAACACTCTTAATCATATTTCCAGCATCTTTGGCAACTGTTGAAACTGTTTGTGAAACATCAACTCCCGTTTCATCTTTTACAGTTTGATTAGCATTTGACGCTTGATTTCCGACAAATGAAACTGCATTCGCAATCGTTTGATTTTGCATTAAATTTTGAGAATATTGGGAAACTACTCCACCAACTTGAGAAGATAAATGTTGAGCTAATTGTACACCGGCTTGAAATGTACCAGCTGAATTTATAACTCCTGTTAAACCACCCCTACGAGCTTGCAAATCTGTCATATTTTTTATAACAGTCGGAACATCATTAGGACCATCAGCTGTTTTTCCGGGAAATTGAGTATTCTTTTGTTCGTTTATGTTTATTAATATGTAATGCCCTTTATCATAGCTTCCGATATCTTCAGGAAAACGATAAGTAGTACTTTGGTATTGTGAACCACCCAAATTCTTTGGACCACCAAGTCTATTGGAGTTGGAGTTAGTTATCACATCTACGATTTGGAAAAATGACATTTTTTACCTATTATTCTGAAAATGGTATCTATATATTTATATGACATTCGGCAATAAATCTTACAAGGGTTGGTTTACACCTAAAAACCCCAAAAAATATAATGGTGATCCAAATAACATTGTTTATAGGTCATCATGGGAAAATCGTGTGATGAAATGGTTGGACGAGCACCCAAGTGTTATATGGTGGTGTTCAGAAGAATTGGTGATTCCATACAGGTCACCAGTTGACAATAAAATGCACAGATACTTCCCCGATTTTATTGTAAAGATGCGGCAAAAAGACGGTTCTGTAATGACTTACGTTTTAGAAATTAAGCCACACGCACAGACCAAGATGCCGACACAAAAAAGAAAAACAAAGAGATATCTACAAGAAGCTGCAACTTATGCTGTGAATCAGGAGAAGTGGAGAGCAGCGGACATATTCTGTAAGGAACATGGATGGCAATTTAAAGTCCTTACGGAGAAGGAACTTGGAATCTAAACTTCAAAAGGGAACACCGATACTTATGAGCTAGGTATGGATCCAGACAGGCAATCATTGGTTTATATTTTAAGTATAAATAGAACATGGCATATTTACTAAACCGCATAAATGAGCAACTTGCCAAGGCAGGGTTGCAACCTAGAACCAATCAGGCAAGAGCTTGGTTGCAGTCTAAGATTCGTGAATTGAAACCGTCTCGCCAAGCACTCCTAAACGACAAGGAACGCATGAGGGACACAACCATCATAGGTCGTATGTACTTTTACTATTATGATCCAAAGACGAAGGATTCGTTGCCATATTACGATAGGTTCCCATTGGTAATCCCAATAGAACAATACCGAGACGGTTTTTTAGGGTTGAATCTGCACTATATTCACCCAAAGCAACGCATCATTCTTTTAGATAAACTAAGTGAATATACAAACAATTCAGCATATGATGCAACAACGAAGTTTCGTTTAAGTTATGATTTATTAAAAAGAGCGGGTACAGCATTTCAGGCCACACCTTGTATTAAAAAATATCTATTCAGTCAAGTTGAAAGTCGATTTTTAGAAATAACAGCTGATGAATGGGATATTGCAGCTTTGTTGCCGTTAGAAAACTTCAAAAAGGCCTCGGCAAGCAAAGTATATTCAGAATCTATGGAAAAATTCTAATGTCATTTTCACCAGATAAATTTGTATCAGAAATCAACAAAAGTGGCGGCTTAGTTAAATCTAACCGATATGATGTTATTATTCCTTTGCCACAATATATCAATAACTTTGTTACAAACAGTATCATTGATAAGTTAACTGCTTTGAAAGATAGCGTAATACAAGATGTAACATATGCATTACCCGGATTCATAGGAACTTTGTTAGGGCAAGACCCAATTAGTAGTCAAGCTTTAACTGCTAATCCTGAGACAACACGCCACTTAGCTATGATGTGTGAAGGCGCAGAAATGCCAGGCAAATCATTGATAACAGAAAAAGTGAGAATATACGGACCAGGATTCCAAGTACCATATCTAACAGATTATAAAGATATAAACTTAACATTTCTCTGTACAAATAATTTTTCAGAGAGGAAAATATTCGATAGATGGATTGAAGCCATTATTCCGTCTGACACAAACAATGCTAGATTTCCTAAAGGTGCAACAAGTCGCTATTTGACGAACATAACTATAACTCAGTATGATGAAACTGTAAATAGAATTTATGCTATACAATTGGTTGATGCTTTCCCAACTGCTATAGCTCCACAACAATTAGCTTGGAATGACGATGGATTCCAAAGGTTAACTGTAAACTTTTCTTATCAAAGATATAAAGTAATTTATGATGAACAGTTTGGTAGTGCAGGTGATGTAATGGCTAAATTGGATGAACTGTTCGGCGTAAGGTCGAAATTTTTTGTTAATTAATAATATGGAGTAATTATGGCTTTACCTAAAATTGATGTACCGATATTTGATGTTAAATTGTTTTCAACAGACAAGAAAGTTAAATTTAGACCTTTCACAGTAAAAGAGGAAAAATTATTCCTCATAGCTTCAGAATCGGATGATCCACAATCAACAATCACAACCATCAAGCAAGTTTTGAATAACTGTATCCTTGATGATACAGATATCGATTCTTTACCTTTATTTGACATTGAGATGTTGTTTTTAAATTTGAGAGCTCGTTCTATTGGTGAGATTGTCGAATTAAAATACAAATGTAATAATGACATTGTTGAAGAAGATGGCAGACAACACAAGTGTGGCAATGAGGTTGGAATTGAGGTTAATGCTTTAGAGGTTTTGCCTGAAGTTGGTCCAAATCACTCAAAGAAAATTGAAATAAACAACAAACTTGGATTGGTTATGAAATATCCAAAAATGGATATTATGGTCAATATGAACGACCAAGAAAATATTGATTCCGTTTTACAAATGATTGTTAGTTGTATTGATTACATATATGATGAAAATAATTTGTATTATGCTAAAGATAGCACCAAAGAAGAACTACTTGAATTTTTAGAAACATTGCAATCTAAAGATTTGGAAAATATTAAACAATTTTTCGAAACTATGCCAAAGATGAAAAAAACTTTAGATTTCAAATGTGGAAAATGTGGTTACCATGAAAAGATTGATGTAGAAGGAATACAAAATTTTTTCGGATAACATTTCGTTATGATACCTTAGGTAATCATTACAAGACAAACTTTGCTTTAATGCAACACCACAAGTATAGTTTGACAGAGTTAGAAAATATGATTCCTTGGGAAAAAGATATCTATGTGAATATGCTAATACGATATCTTGAAGAAGAAAATGAAAAAATTAAAGCTGCTAACCAAAGAAGATAATAAATGGCAACAGGTAGATTAACCGAAATAATTAAAGCACGCCGTGAATCTGGTGAAGGAATCACCAGTTCATTGGCTGGCGGTTTAAAAGAAAGACTGAAAGAGAAATTTGATCCTAGAAGAATATTCAATCAAAATGGAATTCTTACGGCTTTATTTCCTAAACTTCGTGCTTATAAATCTAATCTTCCTAGCCAACAACCTAGCGGCGATGTTTTAAATCAACCAGTTCCATCGATTGATGGTTTATCTGCAACGAATCCCTTATTTCAATCAATCAATATTAATACAAAAATTATAGCCAAAAACAGTATGGTTTTGCCATTGATTCAGAAAGACACGAATCTAATGAAGCAAACCTTAAAGAAAATTGTTAAGGCTATGCAGGTTAAAAAGAAACTTGTTCCTGCAACAAGAACAAGGCCTGTTCCTGTTAAAAATGTTCCATCTACTGCACCAAAAGGTCTAGAAACAGAAGGAGAACAACCTGAGAAAGATAAGGGACCATTGGCCTTATTGGCTGCTATGATTATGGAAACTTTCAATGAGATAAGGAAATCTATAACTAAAACATTAACTGAATTACCAGGAAAAATAAAATCGGGAATTGTTGATGGTATTAAAGGTTTGTTTACGGCAACTAAAATTGCTTCTTCAGTTTTATTATCAATACTGAGACCTTTATTAGGTTTAATTTTTAGTCCTGCTGGATTTGCACTACTTTTGGCAGCTGGAATATTTTATTCTATATTTAAATTGTCTAAAGGACTCAGTAAGAAAATAGCTGAAGAAGTTCCAGACATGAATATAATGAGCCCTCAACAAGCATCAGCTGTTTTGGAAAATGCTACTGAAAAAGATTTAATTGCGACAGCTTCGAGAGCAGCACGCCGAACAGAACCTTTCACACTTGAAGAGGCTGTCAATTATTTGGAAGACCAAGTAAAAAATGGAAAAAAATACGCTGAAGAAGGTTTAAAAGATGTTGAAGAAATAAAAAGATTAGATAAAATTTTAAAATCTGGAGACAAACAAAAAATAGAAGCAGAGGGTGGAGTAGATGAAATAAAAAGCAAAATTAGTACATTAAAAATTAAAATTGCTAATCTTGGTGGAGAAGGAAAGTTAAAAGAAATTATTAAAGAGAAAGATGCAACTGTTCCAGCTCTGTTAGGAAGAAGATATGTGGAAAATCAAATACCAAATAATATAGATGCTGATGATGCAGCTGCAGGTGCAAGTATGAAAGGAATGTCATCTACACCTACAAATATTATTAATTTAGACGGTTCTAACACTAGTAGCACCACTCCTAGTGCCATAACAGGTTCAACAGATACAATGAATTATTCTCAAGATGGTCCTGGCACTAGTAGCACCACTCCTAGCATCACACCATCTTCCACTCCTGGAGAAATTAATTTATCTTTAACAAATTCTGCGACAGATACTCAAGATGGTCCTGGTAATAGTCCTGAGATTGTGTCTACACCTAAACCTATAAGAAATATGTCAATTGATAAAAACGACATAGAGTTAGCTCAAATTTTAAATGATGTGAATGAATATCTATCAAATGAACGATTATCCAACATTGATGTGGATTCTCGTGTTTTTAGAGATTATATGAATGATAAACAAGGTACGGATTCAGGAATGATGAGAATAACTTCCGCTTTAAATGATGGCCATCCAGATATCGTTAAAGCACTAAAACTAAAAATTTATGATATT